CAGCGATGCCACTACTTGCGCTTACTGTTCTCTCGATGGCTGATCGTTGTGCCTCCTCTGGTAGGTCGCCAGCTCCGAGTCGTTCCCTTATAGCTCGCTCGAGCTCGTCGTCTGGTGTCAGTAGACCTGATGTAACAAGTTGTGGAAGCATTGCGAGGCTGTCTGCGAGGTCGTCTGTGTCGAGCCCTGTGTGTGTTAATCTTGGCAGCTTGCTTGGATCGACCGGCCCGTAATTCCATCGGATCAACCTTCCTATCGTACCAGCTCCTCTTCGGTCTACACCTGAAACAGCAGAGGCGACGATGTCGCAAAGATTGATCGCCGCTCGTCTAAATACAGTGAGATGTACTTCACCAACTGAGCGCGAGCCTGTGGCAGATATGCCAAGGTTAGCGAACTGAGTTAGGAAAGCTTGAGAGATCTGATTGTCACACTCTTTGATAATTTCGAGAGGCCCTTGTGCGTATAGGTTTGGGGCGCTCGCATATTGATCGAAGCTGACAACAGGATTATCGATCAAATAGCTCTGCTCTGCACTTAGGAAAGCTTGGGCTTGTGCTTCTGCATCGTCGATCATGGCATTAATATCAGAGTCAGTTAAGCCTTGCATCTCTGCCACAGATCTATCGACTTTGACCCTAGGTGTAGGCGTTGCCCAACGATCAGCACCGACACACATTAGATTCGCGATGCGCTGTTTAGTGCGCCACCACCACCACACAGGGCGCAGCATGCCACAGCCCTCGAAGTTAGAGCCGGTTCTGTTGAGTGTGAGCATAAGCAGCTTGTTTGAAGGTATAGGCTCAGGAGTCTTGCCGACTCCTACAACCATCTGCATCACACCATCGAGCTTTTGATTGTCGCGCGACAGCCACCGCAGATGCGCCGAGGGCTCACGATCTGCATACAGATCGAGCCACACCTTGACCTTGCCATTTTCATCAGGCCCGACTTTATAGATCTCTTCTGCATAGCGATAACCGAGCGGCACAAACTCAAGTAAGTAGCTTAGTTGATCTTCCCAGCTCGCAGACATCTGCCCTGCATAGCCATCGAGCCCGAAGCACTCATTTGCATAGCGTGCATACTCTTCGCACAGAGGGTCGCCCTCATCACCTGCCTGAAAGCGCCAAGTCGCACTAAGCAGGGTCTGTCTGAGCATGTGCCATGATCGACGCACAACAGGGTCTGTGCGCAGCATGTCCTCGGCTTCTCTTACCCAATTCAAGCCGGTCACATGAGCATTACGCTCATAACCTGTGATCATGCCGCCAGAGAGCTGCGTGCCGCTTATGCCTCTAGTTTTAAACCGAGGGTGAAGCGCGCGCATGTGGCGAGGTGTCTCGTCTGTTGATGCTTCATAATCAAGCTTACGCATTAAAGCCTCGTCTCTCTATATCATAGCTAGTGTTGTGATATAGCTGCGATTTGTCAAGTCTTGCGTGACTAGGTTGCTAGCCACCCAAATAAGGGCAACGTCTCAGACTCAGCCTCTTTAGACTCAGGTTGATACTCAGTCAACTCAATCCCATCACCGCCCCAGTGCTTAATCCTCCTCTGTGCGATCTCAAAGTATTCAAGCTCGCGCTCGATACCGATAAAGCCAAAGCCCTCAAGAGCACAAGCGCAACCTGTCGAGCCTGAGCCCATGAATGGATCTAAGACGATACCACCTTTAGGCGTGATGAGGCGTGCAAGGTATCTCATCAAGTCAATAGGTTTGACTGTCGGGTGATGGTTCGCCCTCATTGGATGATTTGCAGGTCTATCAGGTCGCGTCTCTTCTCCGCTCATTGCACCTGCCTTCCTTAGTGGCATATCTCCAAGCCCTGCCTCTCGCTCGCTCTTTGAGGGTTTGGCACAATAAAAGAAGCGGCTCACATCGGCTTTTTGTTGCTCTAGTTGCTCTGAGGCTTGCTTGTCTAAGATAACGTTCGTTGGAAAACGCCCCCCTTTATTGGGTATGTATCTAGTAGGCGGAACATTAAAATTAATACCACCACCGCCCGTGTTGGCAGCTTTAAGCCTAGCGCCATTAAATCGACAAGCATCTATATTGATCCCACCAACACCAAAATAATTCACATTGCTTGCCACCGTACCGCTTAGAGATTTACGTACTAAGAGCGCTGGCTCATAGGCAGGTTTAAGAGCTGTGCCCCAACCGTACCACCGTTCATCCTGCGTTGCTTTTCCTATGTTGTGAGACTTAGGAAAACCCTCTCCATAAATCCACTGCACTACATCACGCATCTCAAAACCTGCAAGCCTCAAGCTCATTCCCATCAGATCTTGGGTGCGTGACCCTGCAAAGATGAGCGCGTGACCGCCCGGTTTTAACACCCTCAACACTTCGCGCCACAGCTCAGGTGGTGGCACCCACGCATCCCAAGCTTTACCCATAAAGCCCGCCCCCTTTGGCTTCCATGTTTCACCTTTAGCCCACGCCGTTAAACACTGCATGACTTCAGCAGGTGAGCACTTACCCAGCCCATAAGGTGGATCACTTACAACTGAGTCAATAGAATTATCAGCGAGGTCTTTGAGTGCCTCAAAACAATCAGCGTTAATTAATCTCACGTTGTTCCATTCGTCTTTAAATAGGAAGTGACTTCCTATTTGTCTTCGTACTTGCTGAGCTCCCTCGTGAGATACCAGAGCGCCTTCTGTAGGTCTTCGCGTGCGTTGTCTTTATATCCAGCGCGCGCCACATACTTGATCACGTTGCCAAGGCAGAAGCCCAAGCCCCAAGCCTCGATCGCGTCTATAACTTCGATGCCACTTTGCGAGTGATAATGCTGGGGGTGATCAACAGAAGAGCTCACATGCTCTTCGGCTGTCAGATCAACTCTGTCGAGCGCAGGGTACTCGCTAGACATCGCGACCTCGCAGGAGCGTCTCAACCTTGCCCTCGAGCTTCATTATCTCATCATGTAAATCGTCTATGCGCTCGACTATCTGTTTTTGTTCCTCTGCCTCAAGCTCAAAGCGTCTGCTCGTAAACTTGTAAAGCATGTACATCAAGCCAACTGTAACAACTGCGACAAGGTTGTTAGGGTCAAGCACCTTTTCAATCAGCGAGGGTGGTAATGCAGGGTCAGCCATTAGAAGCTCCTAGATGATGTGTGTATGCCTGCTCGCTTGTTGCGATTCGGCTTGCGTCTAGCATAAGATGCTTTGCTGATAGCGTCTGCCCAATAATGGAAAATGGCATCATATCGCAACGCATCAAGAGGATCTTCGCGACCGTCTTTTTTAGGTTGCTCTTTGTTATCCCAAGCATAAGACATGAGCGCCTTGCGCAGGCTGTTGCCTGTTGCGCGCTCGCCTTTGCGCCACACCTCGCGTGTGATTAGGTAGCGCGACTGATTAAAAGCACGCTTGAGCTTTTGCACTCCATTCAAAATATCGGTGCGCACTGGGTCTGTTGTATGACGCAAGGGCATGCCTATGCCACCCTGCCCGACACTCTTGGCGATCTCTCTAAAAGCGCTGCGCCCTGTTTGATCATTGCGAGCCTTGCCTGCCTTGTCTGCGCATCCAGTATCGAGCCATATCCGAGCGCTCGGTGCGTTGGCTTTATCACTTCGAGGCCAGGCAACTCGCAAGATCATCTCGCTCAACTGTGAGATTGTTACCTCTTGAGGGTTTATTTCATGCACGATCACTGAAGCCTCGCGCGCCTCATCATACACGATGATAAGTACCGAAGGTTTACGAAATCCCCAATCGATGGCGATCCTGCCAGTCATCTCAGGCTTATACACAAAGTCGTCTATAACGTGCCGCTCGCTGTCAAACTCTTGATACACCAAGCCGCTTGGAGGCTTGGGCTTGTTGAGTACCATCGCCTCGCGCTCGTCAGGTGGTAGCAGCTTTGTTGCCTCAAACCATTCGTCGGAGAGGTTGCTTTGATTCACATAGCTTGTAAACAGGAGCGGCGAGCATCCTGCATCTTCTGCCATTTGACACCACCAAGCATCTGCAACCGGCAAACCGACAAGAATTAAAGTCGGTGAAGGCCCAGAGCGCAAACGACCGAGCGCTTTATTTGCAACCTCTGCGCCGAGGGTCTGGCATTCATCAATAAGAGCGACACCCGATGTCACGTTTATACCCTCGAGAGGATTATGGCTGCTGTCTCTAGTGTTCGGTCGAAAGTATGAGCGACACAGCACCGAGCTGCCTGTGTGCTGATCAGTCCACTGCCTTAAGGTGTGATTATAAACCCACCCTCGAGGCGCTAGCCATTTCTCGATTTCGGGCATGAGTACAGAGTTGTATCTAGCGTTCGTGTCTGTCACTAGCAGGCTTGTCGTGTTTGGTCTGATCTTAGATAAAAACCACATCGCAAAGATCAGCGAGCTCGTCTTGCCAGAGCCCCAACCACATCGAGCAGCTATAATTC